TCAGATGCCGGTGACAATGCACGGCGGCAAGGGCGGCTCCGAGGTCGCGAAATGCCAGGCCTGCATGACCAGCGGATCAAGCGCGGTCCGGTACGGCAGCCCGGCGGCGACGGGCTCGCGGTTGAAGTTCTCCACGAACCAGGGCGGCGGGACTATCGGGCTGTCCATGTCATCACTTCCCGAGGTAGATCTGGTAGACGAGGAACGCGGCGACAATGAGCTCCAGCAGGATCCAGCCGGCCATGATGCCGCGGGTGAGCCACAGCGTCCAGCGGTCGTGCCCGTTGGACGGCGTGACGTTCATCCGCAGCGCCATCAGTAGGCCCCGAGAACCAGGTTGAGCCGGGCGCCGAAGTAGGGGACTCCCGCGTACTCGATACGGCCGTAGCTGGAGACCGACGCCGGCTCGCAGTACTCCGCGGTGCCGGACAGCGAGGGGTCGGCGAGAATGGCGGCCGGCACGGACTGGGTTCCCCCGCCGTCCTGGCCGTGGTCCAGGCCGAGGTAGGCGTCCAGGGCGCGCTGGGTTTTCTCCACCGGGGCGGCGTCGGTGACGATGATCAGCACCATGAGGTTAGCTGTCATCGTCTCGTCCATGGTGGCGCCGTAATTGACGAACGGGTTTCCGGGCAGCACCACCGAGCACGGCGGGGTGACCTGGTCACGGGCCTGACCGTCGCAGCGCAGCCCGGTGTACTTGGTGATCTGCGCGGCCAGGGCGTTGCGGATCGCGGTGAAGTCAGCCATCGGGCGGGCCGTCCCCCCAGGTCATGAACCCGGTCCGGCGGAACCCGGCACGCTTCAGCTGGCGGACGGTATACGGCCAGGTAACCCAGGCGCGGGCCTGCCAGTACGCGATTGCCAGCCAGGACGGCGAGGGCGGCTCAGGGCAACCGCTGCTGCACGTCCGGGCACCGCGATTTTCCGGCCGGCCGGAAGATGTGCCGCCCATCAAGTGCCCCGGGCGGGCCGCGCCCAGCCGGCCTGCGGCTCGGTCACCCAGTCAGCCGGGTCCTTGCCGGCGTTCGGGCACTGGCTGCCATGGCCGCCGCCGCCGTGCGCATAGCAGACCGGGCACTCGGGATAGTCGGGCAGGTCCCCGGTCGCGCCCAGGCCGATCTGCCCGGAGTCCGGGTTAGGGAACTCCGGGGCGGCCAGGTCAGCAGCGGGCACAGCCGCGGGAGGCTCTGCCGGCGGTGGCGGCGCGGGCTCGGTGCTCTCCGCCTGCTCCGGACCGGGATCTTCGTGGACGGTCGGTTTGTTTCGTGGCGGGCTCATTCATCCTCCCATTCCAGCCACCAGGCTTCCTCCGGGATGCCGGGCGGCAGGTCGCGAGCACCCATCAGAGATCCAGGTGGATGTAGGGCTCGGCCTTGGTTACTTCCACACCCGGGCCGTCTGTCTTGAGACTGGCTACGCCGTGCCTGGCAGCCCACTGCTCCAGGGCCGCGTGCAGGACGGCCTTGAGACTGGCCTCGTCTTCCGGCGGCAGGTCGTCCAGCCTCATCCAGGCGGCCCGCAGCCGCACGGTGACCCGCCGGACCCGCTCTAGCGTCGTGTAGGCGGCATCGACCAGGTCCTTGTCCCCGGATCCCAGCGTGCCCAGGATGTCGTTCATTCGTCCTCCCATTCCAGCCACCAGGCTTCCTCCGGGGTTCCGGCGCGGCGCAGCAGCATGCCCCAGGAGGCCATCGCGCCGCCGGGGTAGCCGACCACGGCGTGGTAGCCGCGGCCGAGCTGCAGCCCGTAAACGAGACCAGGCGCGCCGGCGTCCGGGTCGCACCGCTCGAAGTGGGCTAGTTTCACGCTGGTGCCGGGGAATCCTTCCGCCGCCAGGTATTCGAGCAGGCCGCCGATCGTCGCCGGGCGGACCAGCTCGTGCAGCACCAGCACGGACTCGTCCGGCACGATAATCCCGGTGTGCGCGGCCAGGTGCTCGGCGGCGGCGGCCGGGCCGCAGGCGGGCATCGCGTGCAGCAGCCCGGCACCCGGCAGCGGCGCCGTAGGCTTCTTTTTCGCCGCGGAAGTGACCGCGGACTTGCCGCCCCGCCGTGCTGCCTGCGCCGCCCGGCCCTTCGCCAGGTTGCGCCGGGACGCGGCGGTCTGCTTCGCGCTCCGGGCGCGGCCCCGTAGCTTCAGCCGCGCCTTGACCAGGTTCGCCCGGGCCGCGGCGACCTGCTTCGGGGACCGGGCGCTGACCTTCGACACGGCGGACACTAGCTCACCACATCCCGCACAGCTTCCAGAGCCGCATCGCCAGCCGCCAGCGGCCATGGCAGGCCAGCCAGCTAGCGGTCAGGTCGACGCGCCGCTTCGCCCACAGCTGCATCCGTTTCCGGTACGGGAAGCGGTACGGGCGACCAGCTGGTCCTGTTATCACCGGCTCCCGCTTCCGCAGCCGCCGGGACGCCCCGCGCAGGCGCCGGGAATGATCACCGGCACCAGCGCCGGGCAGTTCTCGGTGGTCAGCACTCGCATCAGACACCCACCTTGTGCCGCGGGTTGATGAACGCGCGCAAGTTCTCCACCAGCCACGGGTTGGCCTGCACGCGGGCCACGCCGAGGTCGGAGACCCCGGCGATGCCGAACGGGGCATCCTTCATCTTGAACAGGTCGGCGGCGAGAATCCGGTTGGCCTCGGCAACCTGCCAGGGCACCTGTTTCCAGCCCCACGGCCCGGTGATCTGCACCCGGTCCAGGTGACTGTACGGCCAGGTGAACGGCAGCCACTTGCCGGACTGGATGACCTGCAGCTGACGGAACGGCCGGGTCGCCCCGAGGCCCATCACGTTCGGGTTGAACCGGCCCTGACCCAGCCGCAGCTGGTAGTCGGTACCCCGGATCCACGGCTGCTCGAACACGCCGTCGCCATCCTGGTCCACGGCCACCGTGATGCCCGGGTCATCGATCAGGTCATCGATATCCAGCAGCCACACGTTGGTCGGCTGATAGGTCCGCGCCTCGGTGATCCGGTTGAAATGCCGGCCGCAGAACTCGTTAATCCACCCGGCGCTGGTAGCGATCGCGGTCTGCATGACGGAACTGTCGGCGTCGTCGGTGATGCCCATCCGGTCGTTCATCTCCTCCAGCCCGACGTACCAGAGCTGGGAGATACTAGCGGGCAGCACCCGCCAGGTGCCGGGCTGGACGTCCCGGACGGCCCCGGTCCCGATCCACTCGAACCCCCACAGCCCGTCCACCCCGGCCACCGACGGCGAGCACGCCACCGACAGGGTGTACTTGCCGGTCATCACCTTCGTGATGTCGGCGGGCGCGGTCCCGTTGTAGGTATGCGTGACCTGCACCCCGGACGGCTCGGTAATGACGCAGGAGACCGTCCCCGGGTCCGCGGGCGCCCCGGTGAGAGGAGGATTCAGGAACGTGAACGAGAGATACGCGATCTCGTTGACGTTGTCGTAATAGACGGTGGCGGTCACCGGCTGCCTCCCTGGAAAGGGGCGGCCGGCCGCGGTCAGCGCTCCGCTGTGATCAGGATACGGCCGGGCGGCCGGCTATGGCCAGGTGGCGGTGATCTCGCCGTCAACCCGCAGGTTGATGCCGTCCGGCAGCGCCGGGCTGTCCCAGCGGATCTGCGCGCACCGCCGGCCGTCCCGGTAGTCCAGGAAAGCGTCCAGCCAGCCGGTTCCGGTAGCCTCCAGCTCAATGAACGCCAGGTCCGGCCCGTCGTAGCTGACGCGCAGCCAGCCATCGGCGATGTCCGGGTTCACGGAACCTCCCTCAGTTGAGCGTGAGCGTGTCGACCTTGCGGATGATGGCCTCGCTGGCCGTGATGATCAGGATCCACACCTGGTAACTGCCCGGGACCAGCGAGGCCAGGTCCCCGGGCGGCACGCTCGGCGGGCCGGCGGAGCCCGGGCCGACCTTGGTCAGCACGTCGATCTCCCCGGCGATGGCCAGCGGCGGCAGCGTGCCGCCTGCCGTCCCGTCGACCAGGGTGACAGTGGTGAACTGGGCCACGGTCGGGACCGTGTTCGGGTTGGTGCTGGCGTAGATGCCTACCTTGACGATGTCGCTGACATGCCCGCGGGTCAGCGTGATCGCGTTGGCGATGTACTCGGTCGCGTTGGCGTAAAGCGATGCTGCCATATCAGGCCTTCCTGTTCACGGTGGTGACGCCGGCTTCCGTGCCGTCGTCCTGGACCGGGCCTGCCGCGGTCCCGTCACCCTGCACCGGGCCGGCCGGCCCGCCCTGGCTCCGGGAAACGGTGGCTGGCACCGGACCGCCCTGGCTCCGGGACGACGTGCGCGGTACGGCAGTCCCGTCGCCCCGCACCGGCCCGGCCGCGGTTCCGTCGCCCTGCACCGGCCCGGCCGTCAGGACCTGCGCCCGGGAGACGGTGGGTCCGATGATGACGGTGATGTCCACGAAAAACTGGACGGCGGCCAGCGTGTCAGTGCCGGTGCCGGATTCGGCCAGCGCGATCAGGGTGCCTACGCCGGCCGCGATCGTGTCGGACACGGTCCCGGACTCGGCCAGCTGGACGGCGGCCGTGACTGCCAGCGCGTCCGTGCCGGTCCCGGTATCCGGCAGCGCGGTGACAACGGTAACGACCAGGGCGTCAGACCCGGTGCCGGACTCGGCCAGCGCGACTGCGGCGGCTGCGACGGACAGGGCGCCCGCGCCGGTCCCGGTCTCGGCCAGCATGACCGCGGCGGTAACCGCCAGCGCATCGGAACCGGCCCCGGTTTCAGGCAGCGGCGCTGCGACTGCGACGGCCAGCGCATCGGCGCCGGACCCGGACTCGGCCAGCGGGACGGCAGCGCCCTGCCCGGTCGCGATCGTGTCGGCGCCGGCCCCGGTCTCGGCCAGCCCGGCCGACGCAGTGACGGCCAGCGCATCGGAACCGGACCCGGACTCGGCCAGCGGGGCAGCAGCCGCAGCGGCCAGCGCATCGGCGCCGGACCCGGACTCGGCCAGCGGGACGGCAGCGCCCTGCCCGGTCGCGATCGTGTCGGCGCCGGCCCCGGTCTCGGCCAGCCCGGCCGACGCAGTGACGGCCAGCGCATCGGAACCGGACCCGGACTCGGGCAGCCCGGCCGCGACGATGACGGCCAGCGCATCGGAACCGGACCCGGACTCGGGCAGCGGGATGGCCCGGTCAACCGTCAGCAGGTCCGCCCCGGTGCCGGTCTCAGCCAGCGGGACCGCGGCGGTGACGGCGAGTGTATCATCGCCGGACCCGGATTCGGTGAGCGCGGTGAGGGTGCCGATCCCCGCCGCGATCGTGTCGGTCCCGGTCCCGGAATCGGGCAGCGCGACCGCGGCGGTGACCGCCAGCGCGTCGGCCCCGGCGCCGGAATCGGCCAGCGGGACCGCCATCGAAATAGCGACGGCCAGGGCATCAGTGCCGGCACCGGATTCGGCCAGCGCGACCGAGGCGGTCACGGCGATCGCGTCGGACCCGGCTCCGGATTCGGCCAGCGCGACCGCAGCCGTGACCGCGAGCGCATCCCCGCCGGTCCCGGATTCGGCCAGCGCGGCCGGCGCCGCGACCGCGAGCGCGTCGGTGCCCGTCCCGGACTCGGCCAGCGCTACCGCGGCGGTAACCGCGACGGCCAGCGTGTCAGACCCGGCCCCGGGCTCGGCCAGCGCGGCTGCGGCAGTGACAGCCAGCGCATCGCCGCCGGACCCGGACTCGGCCAGCGCGACCGGTGCGGTGACGGCGGCCGTATCGGACCCGGCCCCGGTTTCGGCCAGCGCGACCGCAGCGGTGACCGCGAGCGCATCGGCGCCGGCGCCGGACTCGGCCAGCGCGACCGGCACCCCGGATGCCAGGGCGTCAGACCCGGACCCGGACTCGGCCAGCGCGACCGCAGCCGTTACCGCGAGCGCGCTGGCCCCGGACCCGGACTCGGCCAGCGGGACCGCGGCGGTGACCGCGAGCGCGTCAGTGCCGGCTCCGGATTCGGCCAGCGGAACCGCGGCGGTAACCGCGACGGCCAGCGTGTCGGTGCCCGCACCGGACTCGGTCAACGGCACCGCGGCGGTGACCGTGAGCGCGTCGGTGCCGGCGCCGGATTCGGCCAGCGGGACCGCGGCGGTGACCGCGAGCGCGCTGGACCCGGACCCGGACTCGGCCAGCGGGACAGCGACCGGGCCGCCGGCGGGCTGCACGAGCTGCGCGAGACCGCCGAAGGTGACGTTAGAGGCCGCACCGCGGATGGACACCCTTACCGCCTGGCGCTAGACAGCCGGCTCAGTCCACACAACCCACGGGACCACGTTCACCACGGCCGGGAACCTGCAGCGGATCCGCAGGAAGCTGCTGACCGCGACGCGGGGCTGATTTCCCCCGGGCGTATCCGGGAACCACACCGCGTACCCCGACTGCGGGTACACCTCCTCGGAATCCAGTTCCCTGACGGCGGTGATCGTGCCCTCAGCGGGGGTGACGCCCGCGCCGGAACCTGTGGCGGACGTGCCGCCGACGCACAGCGACGCCGGGGCCAGTATGTTGCCCCAGTTGTCCGGCGACACGGCGGTCAGGCCGGTGGCCCCGACCGCGCCCGTGTCTATCAGCTGCGCCCACCCGGGCTGGGCGGCGGCGGCGGCATCGAAACTCACGCCCCAGCCGAGCACCCTGATGTCCGTGCCGGCTGGCGTGGCCACCTGGAGCACGGTCTTGGTGGTGGCCGCGGCCAGCGCCACGGGGGCAGGCTCGAACGGGGCGGCCTGGCCCCGCGAAGACGCCCTGAACTCTGCCATGCGGGCCTTCTTTCCGGTTAGGTGAAACTTCCTCCCGACGACAGCGCCGCAGCGGCTGCCGCAGGGGACCTGGTTGAGAGGACGGCGGGCGGCGGTCCGGCGGGCGCAGCGGCGGAAGCGATCTTGAACGTAGCGATCAGCCCCACAAAGCTTGTTGCTCCCGACGGAACGAAAGTCATGGAATCGGTGACTATGCCACTGGCGGTGTCTGGCTGGTAGTCAGCCGTTATGCGCACAGCCTGCTTGACGCCGTTGCCGAAGTTGGCTGCCAGAGTGAATCCGCTCCCGCTCGCGGTGACCAGCGAGTCCTTTGATGCTGTCGCCTCCAGCGAGAAGCCGAGAGACACGGCCAGATCATGAGCGGCTGCAGCCGCGCTCGTCGGTATTGATTGTGGCGAAGTCGCCCCGCTGGCGACGTTTACCGAACCGATGACATCAAGCGGTGAAGTGTTAGTGCCCGCTGAATCAGTGAACTCCAGCACGCAGGCCGCGCCTGCGCCAGTTCCGGTAGAGCCGCCAAACTGCGGAGGATAACTGAACAACACTGACGTAATGCCTGCCGGGCAGTCGGGGTAGTACCACATCATCTGCCCTGCTGTGGGGGTCGCCGCTATCCAGCCAGCCGGCATCGACCACCCCGAGTTATTAGTCGCGGCGCAAGCTACTAGCAGATTATGTGCCGTGGTCGACGTGCACGCGACGCTGATACTGGTGCCGGTGGAGACGCCGGCAACAAACGGATTCGCGTGCAGCAGTGAGTACGTCACGGCTTCACCCAGGCGGCGTCCCACGGCCCGGCGCGGGAAATCTCCGGCCAGTCCGGGGCAATGTCATAGTTGACGGCCATCAGCACCGATCCGGCGGCCATGGCCGCATGCACGCGCCGTTCCAGCGCGGTCTCCCCCGGGCCGGGGACTAGCGGGTGATTAACGTAGACCAGGCCGAAGTCGCCGTACCGGGTAAACATTCGGGCGTCGGCCTGCTCGCACGCAACGCCAAGCTGCCGGGCCTCGGCCAGGAACTCCGGCACTAGATCGAATCCGTACGCCTCCAGGCCCGCCTGCGCGGCGAGCACGCACTTGGTGCCGATCCCGCACCCCGCGTCCAGGAAGGTCCTGTTCCCGGACGGCACCCGCGGCAGGCAGTCTTCCAGCAGCGCGGCGAACGCGTCCGGGCTGTACGGTTCCCAGCCGAAGCAGGCCGGATCGTCCGGCGGGATCCTGCCCTGCCAGGCGGTCTCCAGCGCGGCTATCTCTGCCAGGGTCATGGCGCGCCCCCAGCTTCGCTGTCGGGGCAGGCTACGTAAACGACATGGTGACCGTCGCGGTCCAGGTCTGGGAGACGGCTTTCGTGCCCGCCAGCCCGGATGCGGCGGAGTGGTTATACATCGGGGCGGTGGCTGTCACGGACGGGGTGCCCGCGGCGGAGTTCGCGGTGCCGATGTCGACGGCGAACTCGTTCCACGCGCCGATCGCGTCGTTGACCCCGAAGGCGACCGTGTGCACGAAGGTGCAGGGTGTCACGGCCGTGTTCACGACCGGGTTGGCGCCGGTCAGCCGCCAGTTGGACCCGGACCCGGAAAGGCCCGCGACCGAGCCCAGCGCGGTGTCGGTGGCCACCGCCGGGCCGGTGCCGGAGCCGATCCCGATCCGGCCGGCCGTAGCGGAGAACTTGGTCGGCGTCGTGCCGAACGGCCCGGCGATGAACGCGGCCCAGCCGGCCTGGGTGATCAGGTTCCCGCGCCACTCGGTTACGTCGTACGGGGCTATGCCCAGCAGCCCGAAAGCCCGGTGGTCCGGCTCGGCCCGGGGATCGAGCCGGTGGCCGTGATCGCGGGCGATCCTTGACCTGGCCCAGGCGATCTGCTCCGCGTCCCACTTGCGGACCAGCAGGGAGGTGCGCTCCCGGCCGCTCTCGATCATGGCGGCCCGGACGCTGATGCCCAGCGCATCACTGCCGAGCCCGTCATCTCGTCTGCTCATCAGCGGGCCTTCCGGGGGGTAAGTCCTCCCGGCTCACCCGCTGGCTGTCGCGCAGGTCAAGTGCCTCGGCTCGTACCCAAGATTACGCCGGGCGCGGACGGTCCGCCAGGCCGCAGTGCCGGTGACCCGGTGCCCTGCAGTGCCAGCGAGTCAGTGCGGGGTGACCTGCGGCGGGGCGCCCCCGCTGACTTCCGGCGGTGCCTGGCCCTCCGGCGGCAGGCTCTGGTCCGGGTTCACGGGCAGCCCCTGGTCCGGCGTCCCCGGCGGGTGCACCGGGACGTTGCTGCCGTCGTGCACGTGGTCGGCCTGGTGGCCGTCGATGTGCGCCTGGATCATCTCCGTCGGCACCAGCGCGCTGCACGTGGGGTTCGTGCACATCTCCACGGTGATGCCGCCGCTGGTGTCGATGTTCTCGGAGCCGGGCGCGCCGGCGTTCAGGTACTTGACGGGCACGGTGTTAGCCATGGCTTCCTCCTCGCGGAAAGAGCCCGCGCTGCCCCGCGCCCTGCGGCGATGCCCTGCGGCGACGCTAGCTTAACGCCGGGCGCGGACGGTCCGCCAGGCCACGGCCAGATCTCCCGGGCAGTGGACGGGGGACCATCCGGCTCCGTCCGCGCCCGGTTACCCCCTGCCAGCGGCTCACGGCCTCGATCTGGTAACGGCCACGCTACACCTGCCTGAACGAGACGTTAACCCCCGTCCCGGTCAGCTTCCTCTCCGTGCGGGTGCGGCTTGGCCCAGGCGCCGCGGCGCAGGTCATCCCAGGAGTCGTTGATGATCCACCAGCCTTTTGGCGGCGCTTCGAGATTCGCGCAGATGAGTACCGCGCCGGACGCCATCTCGCGGTAGATGCGCTCCTCCAGGAACCGCTCGGCCTCGCGGTCGCGCAGCGGCCGGTTCAGCCACACGCAGTCGAACTTCTCGAACCCGGCCCAGTCGTCGGCGTCGGCGGTCTGCACGCTCAGCCCGGCGTCCCGGGCGAGCGCGGCCAGCGGGTCCAGGATCTCGATGCCGTGCACGTCCAGCCCGAATACGTCGCGGGCGAGCAGCATCTTGGAGCCAGGGCCGGCGCCGACGTCCAGGAACCGGCCCTCGTCCGGGATCAGCGTGACCGATTCCAGCAGCAGCGCGGCGAAGTCGAACAGGTTGAACGGCATCCACGGGGTGTTCTGCGCGGCCGGGTCCAGCATCCGCTGCGACATGTCGTGGTTAGCCGCGCTCTCCAGCCGCTGGGCCTGCTCGATCGCCGCGGTGACCTGCCGGAGCCTGGCCGCTGTCTCGCACGCCGCCCACCCGGCCTCGAACGCCCTGGCGAGCAAACCGGTGCTGACGTGCTGATCGTCCATTTCGCGCAGCCATGCGAGAAGGGCTCTGTCCCGCTCGGTCAGTTCCGGGCTCATAGCCGTGGCACGCCCCGTTCTGCCAGCAGCCGGGCCGATTCGGTGACCATCTCGGTCCGGAGGCCGGCTTCGGCGTACTGCGGCGTGCTGCCCCAGATGACCCCGCGGACGATCCGCTCGGCGGTTTCCAGCGAGACGGACGGCTCGGCTTCCAGCACGGCCGTCAGGTGGTCGGTCCACTGCTGCAGCAGCGCGATCTGGTACTGCTGCGCGGCGTCAGCCGGACGGGCCATCCTGATCCGCCGCAGGTAGTCCTCCAGGATCGCGACGGCCCGGCGCTGGTCAGCAGCCATCGGGCGGGTCGTGCAGTTCCGGCTCGGGCAGCGGCGGCAGTTCCTCGCCAGGCATGGCCCGGTCCCAGTCCGGGCGGATGCCGCCCCTGGCCTCAGTCGCCGGCAGCGGCGGCGCGGGCTCCGGCTCGCCGCTGTACGAAGTACGGCAGTGATGGGCTCTCATGACGTGCCTCCCGCTGCTGTCGGGTCCGGGATCCTGGCTACATAGTACGGCTGGCCGTGATTGTGCTCGCTGATCCACCGCCGGGCCACGACCATGTACGTGATCTCCTCGGCTTCCGCGCCGGGATAGCTGCCGAACTGCAGCAGCCGGCCGATCCACGGTCCGCCGCCGTTCCCGTGCAGCACCAGCGTGATCGTCGGCAGCTTCCCGCTGTGATGGTAATCCAGCGCGTGCGCGTCGATCCACACCTCGGGCGCGCCGATCCCGCCCGGCGATTCCGCCGGGATCCAGGCCGGCTCCCGCCAGCCGCCTGCCTCGCTCACCAGGCGACCTTAACCTGCCGGGACCGCCGGGCGCGATACTATCGGACCGTGCAGATCAGCGAACTTACAGATGCCCGGGACATCGCCCGGCGCGAGCTGCGCAACCCGCGGGTCCTATTGCACTGGGTAGCTCAGTGGCCCCGGCACCGGCTGGAACTTTACCGCCTGACCAGGGAAAACAAGCGCGGGAAAGATTCCCGGTAACCTGACTTGCATACAGCGTGAGACATGGGGTACAGTAGTTGATGTACGTCCCGGGAACTGCCTCTGGCGAGAGCTAAGCAGCCCGGGACACAGCAAGTCAGAAAACCGTTAGGCACGCGGGCGCCGCCCGCACTATCATCGGAGACATGATGCGGTTCTGGTCACACGAGAGGCAGCTAGCACGAGGGTCGAACCCGTGCAGTTTCCGGCTGCCCGAAGACCAGAAGACCATCGCCGGCGAGGCGCCCCCTGGGTAGAACTCAAGGCCTGCATCACAGCAGCCGCCGCCCCGGGAGAAGGTCTCCGAGGGGCGGCTTCTCGTTTTACAACTACACAAGGGGACGTGGCACAGCGGCGACTGCAGCGGCTTCCAACACCGTTACACCACACGAGGGTTCGAGTCCTTCCGTCCCTGCTCAGCCCCCTGGCTGACGGCTAGCGCCTGACGCCTCGCACGGGCTTGCAAATTGAGAACTCCATAGCGTGAGTATCACCAGCGGCGGGCGCCATCCCGCCGCGTCCCGGGATGCCAGGGTCCTACTGGCCAGGCATCGAGAGCAGGCCCCGCGTTAGGCCAGGCGAATCCCTGCTCCCTCGCATCCCGGATCTGCTTCCGCGGTCGGCTGACCGATCGTTCGCATCGTGACGGATGCCGGCCGCGGAGCTCGATGGGGCCTTGGCGCAGTCTGGTTAGCGCGTCTGCCTGGCAGGCAGAAGGCCATCGGTTCAAATCCGATAGGCTCCACTCCTCCCGACGGGGAGGGCATGTACGCCAGGACGCTGGCGGTGAGGGGCGTTATCCCGGCCTCAATGCTCACACGGGACCAGGGTGGTGACGTTGCCGGTACCGGTTACCGTCGCCTGGCTCGCGGAGGCCACTGCCGCGACCCGGAAGTGTGGCACTCGGGGATGTAGCTCAGCCCGGTAGAGCAGCCGCCTCGCACGCGGCGTGCCGCCCGTTCAAATCGGGTCATCTCCACGCAGTACATCGGAGTGTGGCGCAGCTTGGCTAGCGCGCTACGTTCGGGACGTAGAGGTCGCCGGTTCGAGTCCGGCCACTCCGACTAGCAGTAACGGGCTGTGGCTCAGCTTGGTTAGAGCACCGCGCTGGGGGCGCGGGGAACGTCAGTTCAAATCTGACCGGCCCGACAAGACACGTGATGCGCCTTACCGCAGTCCGGCCGGGGTCCGGGAGAATGAGGTCCGGAAGGTTGAGCACAATACCAGGTCACGCGCCTGGCACACGGCGGCCGGTAACCGCGGGAGCATCACGGCAATGGGGTGTAGCGCAGTCTGGCGGCGCGCCTGGCCTGGGACCAGGAGGACGCCGGTTCGAGTCCGGTCACCCCGACAGGGCAACGGAGGGCCAGCCCCCGGCCGGACCACCGCAGTGGGGCCTGCGGACCCGGCCCGGGTCCTCCCGAGCCCGTACACACGGTCGGGTAGCTCAGCAGGAACGAGCGGCTGCCTGAAAAGCAGCAGGCCGGCGGTTCGACCCCGCCCCTGACCACTGGTAACACCTGGGGACGTGACCAGAGATGGTAATGGGCCAGCCTTCCAAGCTGGAGATGCGGGTTCGACTCCCGTCGTCCTCTCCGCGCGCCGCTAGCTCAGGCAGGTCAGAGCAGGCGACTCTTAATCGTCGGGTCCGGGGTTCAAATCCCTGGCGGCGCACACGGATCGATCCGAGGTAGGGGTTAGGCCGGCGACGGCCGGAGGGCAGCTGGCGAAAGGGCAACATTAGCCGGCGCAGGAGCGTCACTCGGTATGCCCCCGTGGGTAGAAGACGCTGTGTAGGATCGGTTCCTTACCCGGGCGGGTAGCAGAACGGCATATGCGGCGGATTCAAACCCCGTGACCTTTGAGGGTTCGATTCCCTCCTCGCCCACTCGATGCGGTATGGGGTAGTTGGCAGCCCACCAGGTTCTGGCCCTGGCAGTCTTGGTTCGAGTCCAGGTACCGCAGCCTTAGTTCTCGCCCCGATAGCTCAGTCGGTTAGAGCGTCCCCCTCGTAAGGGGAAGGTCATCGGTTCGATTCCGTTCCGGGGCTCGCAGTCACGTCCGGGTGGTGAAACGGCAGACGCGCCAGCTTGAGGTGCTGGTGCCCCGGGAGGGGCGTACGGGTTCAAGTCCCGTCTCGGACACTCCATGCCGCCTTAGCTCAGCTGGCAGAGCGCCCGCCTTGTAACCGGGAGGCCATCGGTTCGATCCCGTTAGGCGGCTCCGGTGGGGTCTAGCTCATCGTCTGGCAGAGCGCCGCGCTTTGGTCGCGGAGGTGCGGGGTTCGAGCCCCTGGTCCCCAGCAAGATTTTTCCGACTTTCCGACTGACCGGAATTTTCCGGTCGGCCGGAACATTGAACAGGCCGCCCCAGACGCTTAACGGCGGCCACTCAGTCCGGGATCTCCGGCGGCGGGCTGTCCACCCAGCCGCGGGCCTCGGTCACCATTCTCCGCTGGTTGGCGAGAATGATCTCCGGAGCTCCCAGGACTGCCAGCCGCACCAGCTGCGCGGTCCGGTTCTCCAGCCGCCGCAGCGCGGTTTCCAGTGTCAT